AATTTCCTATTGCCGCTCCATCCACTGTACCGTTTCCTGTGTGAGTGGTTGCATGAGCACCAAATTTAAGATTTCCACCCATTACTGAATTCCAAGAACTGCCTTTTGAACTGCTGTCTGATGTGCTGGACGAAATTTGAATATATCCACCTGAGTTAAAATAATATCTTCTAGCGTCTGCAGATGTAAAATTTACGTTCACAATAAGAGTAATTGTTCCATTCCATGAACCTCTTGTGTTAGATAAAGCAGTTGCAACAACTTGTTGCGTTGAATCAACTGTTAATCTATTTGTGCTGATTGTTGTCGCTAATGCTTCGTATTGATCCCAACCTGTGTAACTAACACCGTCATTTTCTTTGATCAAGTCACCTTGATTGACTGCTTGAATTACATTTGTTGATGGATCGCCACCAGTTTGGTGTTTGTATGCTTTTCTTAAATCTTCGTATGAGTTATTGATGTTTGTTGCGTTGATCAAATCGCCAACTTGTACAGACTGAGTTGTAAGTGTTTGTCCATAACCAGTGTCACCTGAACCATTTCCTAACACATTATCTATCTGTTGTCTTAAAGTGTTGAATCTATTTGCTGTTACTAAAGCCATTTATTTTTATTCCTACTAACTATTTATTAGGCGTAGTGCTACCTCAACCAGTTTTGTGGATGTATCTGAATTTGATTCTAATGCAAAACCAACCAATTGTCCTTTTTTGGTTGTAGTACCTAAACCTAAATCTGCCGCATAAATTTTTTCACCTTTTTCAACTGCACCTGTAACTTTAACTGGCACACGTCCAACAAAAGCAATTGCTTGTCCTTCAGCGTCTTTGTTCATTAAGAAACCAGGATTGCCTGATATAACTCCAAACACATTGCCACCAAATGGACCACCATCAAAGAATGCTGTTGTTTCTGCGTCACCGCCAATTGCCATTACTGTTCCAACTTCGTATTCTTTATCTGTTGAGTAAATCTCAGCCAAGTCAGCATAAGAAGCCTGTGTTGCTCTACCATTGAACACACTGGCTGTGATTTCTCCTGATGCATCTCTCAATGCTGTGGTGTTGTTTACAGCATTTGTAGAACCTAAATATGTTGTTGCACCAAAGTCTATACCTGAAGCACTGTCTGCCAACCCTTTAAAATAGTTTGCATGTACTTCGTACCACTTGTCTGTTACTATTCCTAAATTTTTATTACCAGTACCTGGAAGAATACCGTCTGCATTTACAAAAGCGATTTCATTAACAGTACCACTATCATTAACTTTTAAAGAAATTTTACTGCCTATTTCATTGGCAATAGATCCTTCTGTACCATTCTCTATTGAAACTTTTAAATCATTTGAATCTCCAACAGTAAATCCTACATCACCAAATCTTACAATACTAGAAAAAGCACTTGCGCCTGATCTAATAAAGTCTGAGGCTAAAAATCCACCCAATCTATCTGAGTTGGATGAAGTACCCCAATATCTATGATCTGTAGATGTAACACCATTTGTTGTTGACTGTGTGTTTACTAATGTAATACCTTTTTTAACAACATCGAATCCTGTAATTTGGTTAGATGGATCTGATGTACCTATTGTGAATTCTGCTGAACTGAATAACATCACAGTATCATTATTAATTTTACCTTCAATAATGAGTTGGTTGGCATCTAAATTATCTCTAATCTGTCTTGAAACAAATTGAGTAACTGTGCTACCTGTACCTTGTGGACCTACAAGAACAAAACTTGTTCCGTCCCAAGCATACAATTGACTGTTTGCTGTGTCCCACCAAAAATCACCAGTGGTTAATCCTACTGGTGCAGTGGCACTAACTTCAGCACCGCCTGTTGTTCTGAATTTTGTTCCATCATAAAACTTTAATTTACTTAAAGATGTATCAAACCATATTTGTCCACCCATAGGACGACTTGGTTGACTACCACTAGCAAAGTTTTCTAATAGGTGTAAAAAGTTTTCATTTTGGATTTCGCCGTATCCAGCATAATTTTTACCTATAAAACGTAGATTAGTTGTGTTGTCAATAGTACCGTCTTCTACAGTTGCTATCAGTGTTCCATCAAATTTGTTAACAATATATGCCATAATACCCTTTGTTTCTTATATTTATCGTTCCTACGAAGTTAATGTTAGTGTTATTTCTCTATCAAATTGCCAAGCACCGCCATTAACACCAAATTGTAATAATTTTCTTGTAGGAGCAAAAGTAATCGATCCTGTTACGTTTGATGCATTAGATAGCTCTTCTAACACCTGTTTGTTTGCGGCACCCACAACTGGAGTTCTTTCCACTGTACCAACTGTACAAGTAGCACTGCCCCACCCTGCCGCTGAAGTATCCAAATTGATTGTGAAACTCACAAAGTTTGGAGATTCTGCTGGAAATTCTGCCGCCTGTATTGTGTAATTGCCGTCAATATTTGCTGACACACCGTTCACCACAGTTGTGCCTGTGATTACAACTGTTTGAGCACCTTCATAATAGTGCGAAGCAGTTGTTGTAATTTTTGTTGTTGTTCCTAAACTTGGATTTTGTGCACCAAATTGAACACTTGAAATAGTTCTTTGTTGTACAGTGACAGTTTGATCCACTTGAGCATAATTTTTCAAAGTTGAAAAATCAATTGTTGGTATTGTGAATCCTCCACCTACACCATAATCAACTGTTAACACTCTTGCTAAAGCACCATCACCTCTTGCAGGTATCACACTGTTAACAAATATACCTAATGGTGGTTCAGCAGAACCACTTCCGTATCCTGCAACAGGATATAATGTTTCTAATACTTCTCTTGTGTTAAGATAGTTGTTTCCCACTGCGTTTTGTGTAAAGCCTGATACATCTAATTGTAAACTAATAATTGCAGATCCATCTGTGTATTCTTTTGTGGCAACATCCGAAGCATTAATTGGTGCCCCAACGCCTGTAATTCTTTTGTTATTTAAAACTTCTATAGCCGCCGTGTCTGAACTTAATTTTAATGACTGTGAGTTTTGACTGGTAATTGTTGATCCATTAATATTAACATCATCTACATCTAAACTTACTAATGTTCCCAAAGATGTTAATGACGACCCTGTAACCGAACCACCTAAAGCAGTTTCTGTCAACACAGTGTTTGTGTTTATTTTTAATCCTCTGCCAGTAGCAAAATCAAGCCATTCTGAACTTGTCCAAGCATCTGTGCCGTCTGCCCAGGCAAATGTTTTATCACCGTCTGTAGATTTTAAAGTTATTCCACCGCCATTTGCTCCAGCATCGTTAGTTGTTGCACCTGTACTGGAAAGATTTAATTCTATGTTTTTGTCTTCAACTCTTAAAGTTACTGTGTCAACTGCTGTTTGTGTTCCGCCTATGGTTAAGTTTCCATCTATGATTGCATTTCCACCTACATGCAAAGTTGCTGTTGGAGATGCTTTATAAATCCCTACTGCTGAAGCAGAAGTGTCTATTTTGAATGCTGAAACTTCAGCCGGTGTTCGTACTTTAATTTCTACATCTTGATTTGATAGTTGGTTTGCTATTGTGAATGCATTGTTAGTGAATTGTAGTTTTGTGTTCTGATTTAGACCAACAGTTAAACCTGCATTGTTTTGAATTGTAAGAGCACCTGTGGTTGTGTCATCACTGTCTGAAACCAAATATTGATCTGCTGTACGAACAACACCATTGCCGTCCACTAATGATTCAGCAATTGTGGCTGTGCCTTTGTATTTGTAATCTGTACCTACTGTGTTAAAACCTTTTACTATTGTTCCTGTTGGATTAGCAACTGTGACTAATTCAGCAATTCTAGATGCTACCGTTGGTGTAAAGTTTGAATTTGAATGAACGCCAACAATGTTACCACCTACAAACATTTTAATCACTGTTTGTGTAATATTTTGTGTGTCAAGCACACTTACTACTTGATGACCTGATGTTCCTTGTGCTGTTGAATAATCAGGACCTACTAGTTGTAATCTTGTACCATCATAAAAATACAGTTGACTTGTTACACTGTTAATCCAAAGATCACCTGCAACCATGTTAGGTTGTGTCTCTGCAACTGTTGTTCCGCTTGATGATGTAAATGATGATCCGTTATAAACTTTTAATCTATTCTCTGCTGTGTCAAACCAAAGTTGTCCTCTGATAGGATTGATAGGAGCAGATGTATTAGAAAAGTTTTCTAATAATTGTATAAAGTTTTCATTTAATACTTCGCCAAAACCTGAATAGTTTCTTCCTATCAGTGTAAGATCACTGGAAGTGGTATCTAATTGACCGTCAACTAAATCTACAAGTAAACTGCCGTCAGTTTTATTCAACCTATAACTCATTATGCTCCTCCAGTATAAATGATGTAGTTTAATGTTAAGTATGGATTCATCACATCCATTGCTTGTCCTATTGTTCCGTCTATGCCACCTGAGTTTGGTAATTGTTGAGCACCATTGGTATTTGATAAATCTGGTCCGCTTGTTGTGGTTACTTCTGGATCTGTAGAATCGCCTGCAATGTTTCTACCTGCAAAGAATTGATCTCCATTATCTGCTTTTAAATCGTGTTCGTGATTTGGAAGATTTTCTTTTGCAATAGTTTTTGTTTCATTACCAGCACCTAAACCTAATCCGTCTGCTACCGGCGATGTTACTCTGTCTGCTGATCCTTGTCCCAATCCAGGGTTGCTCATGTTGTCTTTACCTAGTGGGAATCTACCACGCATGTCTGGCAATTTAAATGTTGCTGAACTGCTTGGAGTTCCATATTGAGTTCCTATTGCTTGAAACAATTGATTATAAACTGATCTTTGTAATTCAGCACCATCACAAAACAACCAATCTGTAGGAGCAGTTGCTCCAGCATAAGGCATCATTGATGCTACTGGTGGTGTTGGTATTGCGTTAGTGATTGCTCCAACAGTTGTTTTGTAAATTCCTGTTGATCCCGATGTTCTATTAATGATAATTTCATCTCCAACATTGCTGGTAGTTGTTAATGTTTGGTTACCTATGAATGAATTGTTTATGCTTGTTGTAAAAGTTTTTGTTGTTCCACCAGTTTGTCCGTCAAACGAAACATCTACTGCTGTAACATCTCCTGCCAATCTAAATGTTGTTGCTTGAGCAAGTTTATCAGCAGAAGTGGCACTTGTGGCATTTCCTGTGATACTGCTTGTTACGACACTGCCTGCTTGTATTTGGTTGGCGTAAACTGTGTTGTATCTGTTTGTAGTTGATCCAATGTTGTAAGTTAAATTTTGAGAAGGTAAAACTGATTGTGCTGTGATATCGCCAGCAAACGTTCCTGATCCACCTATGTTTGCACTGAGAGCCACACCTAATCCACCTTTAGAAACAATTGCTCCTGAACCTATATTGATCGATGGTGACGTGCTGTTTGACACTATTGTGCCTGATGATAAAATATTTCCTGTAACATCTAATGCTTCATTTGGATTTGTGTTGTTAATACCAACTTGTTGTTGTGAACTTATTCTCATCACTGTTGATACCGAACCGCCACTGTTTAGTCTAAAGTCTATTTCTTCATCTTGTGTTCCTAATTGAATTATACCTGCTTGATTTTCAACAAACATTTTAAATGTTCCAGCGGAACCAACTTCTAAACCTTGGTCAGTTTTAATTTTAATAGGAAAGTCAGTTAACGATGTTGTGTCTGATCTTAAAAAATTTCCTGCGGCAACTGTGGTGTTACCAACTACTAATGATTCTGCTTTTTCTGATGTTCCATATAGTTTGTTTACATCAGAACCAAAATTTGTCGAACTTAAATTTACTCCTGGATTCAATGCTGAAAAGCCTGGGATAGTAATTTTAGGAGTGAATGAACTTTTAGAAATTATAGCAACTGTCTGTGCTTCAACTTCAAGTTTCACAATGCTGTATGATAAATCGTCTGTGCCTATTATTGATATAGGAGTTGCACCTGTTGTCAAACCTTGACTGTATTGCGGACCAATTAAAATCCAACCCGAACCAGTAAACAAATATAATTGTTGAGCATTTGTGTCTACCCATAAATCTCCTGAAATACTTTCAGATGCACTTGGTTGGTTGATTGCTTTTTTCAATCCACCTGATGCTACCCAATTTGCTCCATCATACACTTTAAGTTGATTTACACCTGCGGCGTTATCAAACCAAAGTTGTCCTTCAATAGGTCTTAATGGTGCTGTGCTGTTAGCAAAATTTTCTAGTAATTGTAAAAAGTTTTCCGATATAACTGTTCCGTAAGAAGTAGTATTCTTTCCTGGAAAATTAACACTGGTCTGATTGTTTACAGTGTTATCTTCTATAGTGATAGTACCTTTGTTTATAGCATCGGTAAAACTTATATTGTATGCCATTTATTATCCTTCGTTAAACCCTGTTAAACTTTGAACTCTAACTGTGTAATCAATCTGAATCAATCTGTTTAAACTTTTTTGTACTGGATGAAAAATTACGTGTGTTAGTAATTTGCCTGTACCGCTGGGTGAATAACTTACTAATCCTAGTTCATCAAATACATATAAACTGTCTGAAACACTTGCAGTGTCAACAGCATCTTGTCCATTTGGTTCACCATAGTCTAACAAACAAGTTACAACAACGTCTGTGTAATTTGTTCCATTGATATGTCTTGTTTCTATTTTGTTTCTTTGTGGATCTAGGTTTGAAACTGATCTGTCGTCAACAATTTTTGTGTATGTTTGGTTGTACAGTGTAGCATTTGTACCTGTACTGTTTGGAGTAAGATATGTGATGATACCTGTTGGGTCAACACTTGTTCCACCGTTTCCAAACGACATTGAATTTATGAATCCTTGCCCCTGATTAGCAACACTTTCTGCCAAAGCAACACTCATATTCTCATAATGAATTGCGTTGCGTTTATCAACGAAAATCTTGTCTGATTCAGGATCATGTATTTTGATGTGTCCCTGTATTAGTACACCACTGTTCTCTTTAATTTTGCTCATTTTTACTCCGTTCTACCATTGTATTTATTGCGGCACAGCCACTTCCTTTTGACGTATGAATCTTGCGATGTCATTTTCCGTCTGACTCAGTGGATCTGCTCCTGTTTGCCATATTTTACCTTGTTTTCTTACCAGCAAAATTTGGGCATTTTCGGCTGGTGTGTTAGTGAAAGTGATTACAGCAGTTGTACCTGATACACTAAAGTCTGCAGGCACTGTGCTATCTGCTTCTGGGCTGTCTTGCCCTAATGCAGGATCATATACACTGATACTATTTTTTCTCATTCTTTTACCACCTACAAACAGTTCAAATTCATTTGCTGATTTAGGTGTAAAACCTATGTTAAGAGTGTTGTTTACCACATCTGCACCTGTATATGTTTCAGATATGAAAGAATCTTGGTATGGTACATTTTGGAAAGCACTCTGATCGTACACATCAGTGTTGGCATGATGCACTTCTGCTATACCAGTACCAAATGTTCCACGTCTTAGTTGTTCTAGAGTGTTACCATCTTTTTTGTAGTACTCAATTCTTTCGCCATCTATGAAGACAATACCCGGCAGTTGTGAAGCCACACTAGGTTCTGTGATTCCAACACCGTCTATCAGCACAATTTTTTGATCATTCCATAATAAATTTTGTGCCAACGTGTACTGTTTGTCATCACCGATACGTTTGAAGTGAGTTCTGTTCATGATATCTTTAAATTGTCTGTAAGCAAACTTGCCTACAAAACTTGGAGCAGTGAAATGAATCACATCTATTTCGTCATTCTGCGACAACGTTCTGTTAATTTTTAAATACATTTGATTGTTAGACACTGTGTAGTCCACACTAGGTGCTAACCATTCGCCATTTAAACACACCCAAACATATTGAGCATCAACAGCCGGTCTGTTTAGTTTTACAACACCATTTGTTAATTGATTGTATTGATAATAATCATCTGTGTTAACTGTGACTGTTAATTTTGCCACAACATCATATTGTGTTCTGTCAATGTCTTGCACATCGTGTTTACTAAATTGGTAAACGGTGATTGTGCTTAAATCTGTTGGAGCAGTTGTAAATGTAATCAGTCCACTGTCGTTCACACTGTATTCTCCGTTTTCAATATATACATCCAATGTATCATCTGCAACACCCACACCGCCAGTTAATGTAATACTCGAATTACCTGGATTCCATCTGTATTGACTGGACGTAAGTTCAACTTTATTTAGATATGCTCTAACCTCTGAAGCATTGATTGTGCCTGGTAATACTTGCCAATTTTTAAATTCATATTCTCTTAATGTACTCACAGTAAATTTTCTGTGGAATCCACTTCTTAAAACATCATTGTTAACTTTCACAATCACGTTATTTGTGAAAGGTGTTTGTGTGAAAGGTGTTTGATTCATTTGATATGTTGCTGTACTTCCGTCACCTGTAAAAGTGTCTTGAGTAACTTCGCTAAAAGATTGTGAAGCACTCTCATACACCACTATGTTGATATAACTGTCTGATGTAGGAGCGGAATTAAATCTAATTGCCACTCTATTAGGAACAGCATAAGAAGAATCTGTTTCAATTACAGAATATGTAGCATCTTCGCCATTTACTTTTACAAAGGTTTGTATATTTCCTGCTTTGAATTTTGCTCTAGTTACATATTCAACTGTACTTCCATCACCTGTGAATGCATCAACGTCAAGTATAGACTCTCCATTGTTACCCATTGTGATAAAGTTAATTTTATCACCCAGTGCTGGTGTTTGATTCAAGTTGATGTATTTGTCTTGGTAATTAATTGTGAATTGATTTGTGTTGTACAAAATATTGTTAATACTTAAAAATATTGCTGTGTTACTTTGTGGTGAGTCCACAAAGTTAAATTCAGTTGTTGCACCGTCACCAATATAATTGTAACTGTTAATTTTACTACCCGAACTCTGACCTCTATCATACACTTGAATATCTAAAGTATCTAAAACTTGACCAGGTACAAATTCTTCAGGACCTTTAGCAGAAGTTTCTGTTACAAATCCGTCACCATCAACATTTATGTCTTCTGCATTTATACCTTGTGCTGTTGAGTATGCTAAATCTCCACCTTTAATTAAAGTATCAACTATGGTTGGATCTGGTAAAAATGCTCCATCACTGGTAGATTTTCTTACAATAATTGTATCGCCATTATCTGTTTCTAACATACTGATATCAACAGTTTTTGTAGATCCGTCACCTTGTAGTGAATTCATTTGTGCTAAAATATTTGTAGGTGCACCAAGATCAAATGCAGGATCATCCACTCTTTGTCCATTTTGATAAATGTGATATTCAATACCTGACGTTAGAGTGTTTGCTAGATTCAATGTTAATGTACTACCATCTAGATAGAATACTTCATCTTCATAACTTTCATCAAATGTATCCCATTCGCCTTGCAGATAAGGTTCATTGCCCCAGCCTGAGTTGTTTTCAAATCCAATACTTCTCACTTCAACTCCACCGTAATCTATACCATCAATCACTTGTGCTAATTCTTTTCCAGGCATTCCTGATGTTGGTTGATACAATGCAAATCTGTCAGCAGTGTTTAACACATCTTCATTTATTTTGTAACTAATTGAAATTGTAGATAAATTTACTGGCGGTAAAACAAATTGAATATATCCTGTTTGTCTTGTATATGTTTTTGTTGTGTCTGTTTCATTTTTGTATACAAATGTGCTTTTCAATTGTTTTTTGCCTGCTACAAGAATAGTAATTGTGTTTGTGCGTAGATCCATTGGCCATTTTAATTTAAATTTCAATTGACTGTTGTTACCTGTGAATGTTTCTGTTCTTTGTAAACTGGTAACGAACGTATCACCTGTGTTTCTGTCAAATTTTATTCCAATGTGAGTTGTACGAGGTAAACTTTCACCTAACACAGCACTTGCTTTGGCTAGAGTACCTGTTGTTGAACCACTTAATGTTACTGTTGGAGAAGAAATATATCCTGATCCACTGTTTGTAACATTTATTCTGTATACCACACCATTTTTAATATATGCTGTACCAGTTGCACCAGTTCCGCCACCACCTGTAATTTCAACAGCAGGGGGATTAGTATAAGCAGTTCCACCATTAGCAATATTGATTGCTGTGATTTTGTAACCTATGTTGTCTTTCCAATTTTTATCTGGATATGTAGTAATGTTGTCTGCACCCACTAACTGATCGTTGTTGATTGTGACCTTAGATGGAGTTATTACACCATTGATATATTTTGGTGCATAATCAAAATCAGTTATTACCGAGTTTGTTGGTTCTGTTTTCTCATACGAACTGACATATTCTCTAATCTTAGATTTATATGGTTTAATTTCTTGTACATAATCTTCGTAGTTTGATAGATTATCATTTTTAAATGTAATTTTCTGTTCTAATTGTCCAACATTGTGTTGAGCCTTAACAAAACTTGTTTTAAACACAAAATCATTCAGTTTGTTTTCCGATAAAGCATACTGAATACCAGCAAAGTACATTTTATTATACTCTATTGCTAATTCTTCTACAAATATTTTGTCTCTGATTGTCTCTAATATTATACGTGTTTCCTCAATTGGTTGTCTGTCATACAGTTGAACATCAAAACTGTTTGAATCAAAACCTATGTTGCCACTGTACGCATACAAGTTATCCGAGAATTGAATTGTTCCATTTTGTCTTCCCACTGTTTGATAGTTTACAGTGTAATCAACATCTACTTGGTTATCAATTTTTTTCAATAGTAACCAACCGCCGGATCCAATAGTTTCAATTTTTATAATTTGTCCTATACTGTCATCTAATGCATTTATTTCGTAACTTTGTGATATCAAATGATCAATAGCAGTAATTTGACTGTAACCTGTTTGATACCAATCAGCATAACTCCAATACAGATTTACATTGAATGCTTGTATTTTTGTTTTCTGCCAACCATCGCTACTGTTGTAATCATATATTGCCCATTTTCCATCTACTGTACTGTCAGCAGTGACTAACGTGCTAAATGTTCTTACTTCTATCGTTGCATCTTCTTTGTAATTACTACCTGCTTGTAAAATTTTAGCACTGTTGATCGATCCATTAACATCAATTGTTAAACTTATCACAGCACCTTCACCTGTAATACTTTTTATTTTGTACGTTGGTATTGATTTGTAACCTTTACCAGCATCTGTTATTATAACATTAGAAATTTTTCCGTTTGTAACTGTGATGTTTAATGATGCAGGTTTAACTGATCCTACTCCTACAGAATCCAATTCATTTTCGGTGTCAACAGTTGTGTCAAATACTCCTGTATTGATAGTTGGTGCTGGATCTGATTTTATTAAATTACTGATGTCAATTTCATCAACAACCAGTTTTGTTTTTAAAGAAGTGTTAACTCTTTCAATTGTTTGTTTAAGTGCTTCTTGTTTATTAGCAAACCAACTCTGTCTTGGAGTTTGTAATGTACCATATTTTAATTTGTCACTTAGATTAGGGTCTGGTACAGGATTGGATTTTGAATCATATCCAATTAAACTGTTAAACCACACTGTTTCTATGTCTTTAGGCAGTGTACTTGTAGCAGAATCTTGTGTTAGTAAAGCATATTCTTTATGAACATTATTTTTACTAGCAATTGTGTTCAATCTGAAACTAATAATTGTGTCATTACTTTGAATAAATGAATCACAGTTTACAAGAGCAAATTTGTTTTTGCCAAACACTGTTACATATTTGTAACCTTGAGCTCTTGGATCTTTAATTAAATTTTCAACAGCATTGGCGCTTAATGTTCTTGTTTCTATTTCTGGTGTTGTTGTTTTGCTTTTAACCCAATAAAAATATCTATTAGATAACACTCCAGCAACTTTATCATAAACTTTTTTGGTTACAAAGTCTGTTGTATTTTCAACTGTTCCTGTAATGCCTAATGCACTTCCTTCATTGGATTGACTAATAGTATTATATTGTGTAGGAGTGTAAGGTGATGCAATCCATTCGTGTACATCAATACTAGCACCTACAAATAATTTATTCCAATATGAATTATTAAAAATTATGTTGCTTTGATATGGATAATAATATGTTGCTTTGCTGATGTTCCACCATAATTTTCCTACCTGAGTATCATCCCAGTGATTGGTTTTATCCATTGTTCCTACTGCTGTAGAACTGTTGTACACAGCCGGGTCATAATTTGTTTTGTATGAAATTTCAGATTCTGCTGGTCCAGGAATTTTTCCAAATATTGGATCAACATAATCTAATGTTGTTAATAATTTGTTTGTCGATTTACTGTAAAGGAAAACTCCTTGTATTTTTGATAAGTCTGGTTGATCAACCCCTTCACTGCTTTGATGTATACTAGTCCAATTGAATTCTGTAGGTGATTTTCTAAAGTCTACCAATGTGCCCATTTGACTGTTGGCTAATTGTAATTTAGGCAGTCCAACATAAACGTGATTGTTGTTGACCAACAAGTTCGTTCCAAATTGTTCTAAAGTGTCGTTGATGTAAGTGAATTTTTCACCATATAGTAATGTGTTTTCAAATTTTTGATACAGATGAATTGAACCCACATCTGATTGTATTTCAACAAATTTGGTCATTGTACCATCAAATACTGTTTGTCCATTATCAATAAGTGTTGATAATTGTTGATCGCCTTTTAATGACGTTACTGCTAGTACATCTCCACTAAACGATAGAGTATTTCCAAATTGTTCCGAAGTTTCTTTGCTTGGACTTACTAGTGTTTGATTTAATGTGTACTGTCCAGAATCGTTGTTAACTTTTTTGTAAACATACACTGATCCCATGTCTATATCAACAACATCTTTCAACGGACTTCCAACAGCGATCAATTCACCGTCTCCTGATATGCTTATGTCTGAACCAAAGTCAATTATTGGAGCAGAATCATCTGCAGGTGTTATTGTTTGTTTGTATGAATAGTGTCCGTCGCTTTGTCTGTACACAACAACATTTTGACCATCATCGCTGTACTTGTTGGTTAACACAATATTAATACCATTTGTATCAACATCAAATGTGTTTGCAAATTTAATTAAGTTGTTTTGATTTAGAGTTGAATCACCTTGTAATTCAATACCACTGTCATTAGGTACGTATCCTAAAAAGTCTGTGTGCGTATCTTGTAAATCCCATAAACTTAATTGCCAAGAATTTGCACTGATGTTTGTTTTTGCTTTGTATAACTGATTGCTAAACACAACTAATTCGTCTTTTAGGTAATCAGTTTGATCATCAAACACGCCCATATAATATTGATCAACACCCAGACGCCAATTTTTTGTAGCACTGTAATCTACAAAATAAATTTTTCCTGGTAAACTGGAAGTTCCATTACCTTCAGCACCAATAAATGCTGTTGTAACATTTCCAACATCACGTAATTGAATTTTACTTCCTAACCTTAAACCACTTTGAGTGTCAGGCACAGTGTATGCTGAATTGTATTCGAACAGACCTTTTGTATTCTTTTTGTAAATTAAAAATGCACCTTGATTGGTGTAAACACTCTGAACACCTTCCCCAATTGGAATATTGTATGTTTGGACCCAATCTCTGTTTTGGCTTCCTGGTATGTTAGCACTTTGATTAATTCCTGGTACATTTTCAAATTCGTCCCATATCCAGTACTCCATATCGTTAACTGTGTAGAAGTCAGGATTTCCAGATGCTGTAATAGATGATGTATGTTGGAAAACTAAAATGTCTCCGTCTGCATTTCCTGATTGAACTGTTTGTTCAATAGATCCTATAGTTCTGTTTACACCTCCGCCTATTCTAGTGATAGTTGATGGTGCACTAGCATTAGATCCTAAACTGAACTGTTTGTTGTTTGAATTATTAAAGTAAATTCTTATTTTTTCTAATCCTATAAACTGAACAAACGTAACATCTGCCTGTGCTTGAGTGTTAGGATCATATATTTGATGCACTCCTACTGATGGGAAATAATAATTTGCATTGTTGTCTGGCTGTGAATCTACATCAACATAACCTTCCCATATGTCTACTACTTCTTTAAGTCCATTTGTGTCGTCACTGTCAATATTCAATCCGGCAAAATCAAAAGCGCCTGAATCAACATTATTAAACCAAACACTTACGTAGTTGGTTGAATTGCTAGAATTTAATGTGCTGTCATGAGCTATGTCGTACCCTGTTCTTACAAACCATTTATTGCTTAAAATTGCTTGAGGACTTGGATTAGTAACCCATGTGTTCGATCCTGCGTCAATGTAATAATCTTGATAATATGTTCCAATTCCAAATTGTGCTTTTACCAATGGTGCTTGAGGTGTTATTGGAGCAATAGGTTGTTCCATTGAACTGAAAAATCTATTAGTGTCTCTAACTTCATTTAATACTTTTATGTCTTGAATTACAACGTTGGTTGTAACATCTGATCCTGCATTTGTGGTTACATTAGCACCTATGTTTATTTTCCACCAACCACCAAGGTAATCGTAGTCTTCTGAATTCACTCTTGAATACACTCCTATAGGCAATATATCCAAAGTTAAACTTCCGCTTTCAGCAAATACACCATTCACATCTTTAAGATATATTATAGATTTTGCGGCAACTTTTCTCACATACACCACAGTACCTTGTGCTGTGTCTGTGTTTAATAAATTTCCTACAACAGGATCTGTTAATGTATTTGATACTTCTAAAATTTCGTCAATCTTTTCTTGAATAGGCATATCAGCACCGCTGAAAATATTGTCTTTAATTGTTGGAGATCCAACTCCATTAAAAGGTTGATTCGCCACTTTAGCATAATTGTTTCTGTCTATTGGATAATCACTACTGAAATCAACATAATCTAATATCAGTCTATCACCTATTTTAGTTGCTGTGTACTGTTCTGTGGATGCTCTTACCAGTATATGATCTGTTGTTTGATTTAGGAATACACTGTCGCCTATCAATAAACTTGTTGTTTGGAATCCCACGTTCTCTTTGTAAAAAGCAGATGAATCAAATGTTGAGAATAAATCCTGTGCTATTGCACCTTCCACTTGATTGGTTGCTCTCCAAAGTTGTTGTTTGTACTGAACTATGTTTCCAACATTGTAATTAGAACTTGTACTGTACACTCCTTTGTACTCAGTTTTTAAATTACTGGCATCAGGTGCACCTATTACTACAAAATTTCCATCTGGAGAAATGTCAACTGCTTTACCAAAACTACTGCCTGAAGCAAATAGATCGATATTTGTTAACAATGGATCAGTTGTTGGTGATTCAATAATTTGTGCTAATATTAATGATCCGCTCTCAGAACCTCTTGTGAATACATAAATTTTTCCATCTCCATCTGATGGTTGACTAACCAATACTGTTGAGTTTTGTTTGTTTGCGGCTATCACCGTGCCAAAACTTTGATCTCCTGATGTGCTTGTAGAACTTAATTCATTGTGTTTTTTAAACACAAATTTATTGTTAACAATTTTCCATTTACCGTCATCTGATTCGTTAATCCAAAATTTTTCATTATCTTTAAGACCTTGATCATTTATTCTTGTGTTGACGTCATTTATAGAATTTAATCTTGATTCAGTGAATCGTTTAATAAAGCCTACAGCAGAGTCTATTGAAGCAAATCCTGTTACGTCTTCACATTGAATTGATGTTATTCCTACAAACGTAGATTTGAAAACATAATCTGTACCATTAGCATTTACTACAAATATTTCACCAACTGCTATGTCTGGATTATTCAATGTGTTTACTGAAATAACACTGCCGTTTTTGATAATCGACACAATTTGTTGATCTGTGTTGCTGTATCTTAAAACACTCCAAGTACCTTTGTTGTTACCAATCCATACATACTGTCCTTCATCTAGAGTTGCTACACTTGTTGAAGTTAATAAGTCATCATACTGTGCCAGTGTTAACGAAATATCTATTGGATTTACAGGTCCTGCAGTTTTGATATATGTGTTTTTGTCATACTTTACAGGAAATGGTGTGTGTTGATAATCTTTAGGTGCTAGATAAGTCTGTCCCGATTGTATTCTGTAAACCAAATCAGTTGCTGTTGCTGGTTGATCATTTGTTAGTAAAATAGGTTGAGGATTTAATCTAACTTGGGTTTCATTCAGACTGTATTCTACTTCGTCAAAAGTGTCCACTGCTCCGTATTGTCCTTTGCGGATTGCCCACTCTTCAAAAAATTCTAAACTTTCTTTGTCAGCACTTGCTAGTGCATCAAACAATTTGGTAAGAGCATTTGCTGTTCCTTTTTCTTTAATATATCCTTGATAAAATTTATATTGGCTGACTTCATCGTTAATAATGTTACTTAGGTATTCTCTAGGTTGATAACCAATTAAATGTTGAGCAAGTTTTTGTTGTTGTCTGTCAAAGTTATCTGTGTCTAAATCATAGAAATCAGCAAATTGGTTTGTTTGATAATCAAGGTTTGATAACAAACTGCTTTCTGGTTTGTTGTCTAATTTACGCCAATTGTTATCATTAAATTCTGTTGTTCCTTTTAATTTTGTGTTTGCTGTGTAATAAAATTGTTTGTGTTTTACCACATCACTCATTGAGTAATCGGTGTAAGGTTCCCAAAGTACAACTTTTGCTTCATCAAATACAAATCCTGGAATATTTAAACTACCATCCCATTCTGTAACATATCCTAACATTTTAATTCTATCCTGCTTGTACCCACTTGCTGGATCATAAATTAAATCGTTAAATGATGTTGTGTTATCTATTAAACATACATGTTCTTTTTGTACAAGTGGAACTTTAGCAAAGTATATTCCATTTATTGTGTTCTTTGTGAACAATTCAAACGTGTTTGATTTTCTAACAATTCGTAAATTTACTCTATCCAGTTTATTACCATCTTCTTTTAACACACCATAAGAGTAGTAATTTTCTATAACATTATCAGTTGTAGCATATTGTGATGTAACAACTATTTTTTTGCTGGCAGGACTTAAACTGATTACTGCACCTTCGTCCCAGTTTTGTGTTGTCCAAAATAAAAATTCTTTAGCACTTAATTGCCAGTTAGCAACCAATTGTGTTGTTGGATCATATTGATCAAATTCAAAACCTTTGGCTTTAAGATATGATTCATATCCCAGTATCACATCAACAACTGTTTGAATGTCTTCAAACACTGTTCCGTATGCTACAGATTGAACTGTATCTGTTAAGAAAGTTTTTCTTAAAACAGCAGATGCACCGCCTTCAGATGGTAATTCTACTAACTTGATAAATTTTGAATCATCAAAGTTTGCAGTTGAAATATGTGTTTCATCAGTAGCATAAAAATTGTTTGCAAATTTTACATAAGACCCACTGTCATATCTTTTGTTTTCACTCCAATTAACAAATGAAGAACTAATTCCGCCCACTGTTATTACTGGATCACTAGTTTGTTCAAATGGAGAATGGTATCTAATGTAAGGATCATTTTTATCATATCCTTTTAAACTGAAACCGCTTGCTAACTTTTCAATAATTAATCCACTGTAGGTCAAAATTTCTACTGGTGTAGACACATTGTAAATCAGTTGATAGTTTTCTTCTGGTACAAATAGTGTTGTTGAATTTAACGGAGTTTTACTGTCTAGTAACAGTTTAAATTTGTCTTTGTTGCTGTATCCTCTTACTTTAAAGCCTATTTGTGTTTGTAATCCAGCAAACTGTTTTTTGTAATCTGTATAGTTTGTTGTTTGAGAATTTTCAACTATTTCATAAACATAGTTTAATAATCCAGCAGTTAATGTTACTGTGCTGTCATCAACACTGCTCGGCCAGATAATATCTGAAGGTCTTATAGCAGTTGACGAATTGTACACAATCTGTCCACTAGCATTTCTGGTAATTTTATTTGTGTCTAATCCTATACCTATTGCTTTGTTTGGTTGATGTAAAATATAACTTTTTAAAAGTGCAAACGGATAATGCACACTTCTTCTCCATGTATTTTCTATAGGAGAATAATCACCAAACTTAAATTTGTCTTTGGTAAGTTGTAATACTTGACCTCTTGCATATGCACTATCATACGGACTTCTAATATTGCCTTCGCTGTCCACTGGGATATTGTTTGTTAAACCGGGTCTTTTGTATTTGTTTTTGATTACAATTTTTTTATTAGGTTCTCTTACAATGCCTTTCTCTAAATCTTGCCACAAAATTAAATTGTCTTTTGTGTACGGTGCTGGACCATACACAGTTTCCCACCATGTAGGTTCTTGCGAATATCCAAGCATTTCCCATGGAGCAATATTTGGTCTGTCGGTGTCGTAAGCATGAGTGTACACACCTCTCCAGAATCCTAACAAGTTTTCATTTTGAGGAGAAACCATATTGCCGTAGTTCCAAGTCAAACTGTTGTCTTGTGTGTGATAAGTGTTTGCTGTGTAATCTTCGTTGCCTGTAAATGTTAACCAGTCATTGAAATCGCCTAATAATGTTTTATTAATTGATTCAAATGTAAATTTATTTGTGCTGTATGCTCTTGGCACAAAAGATTTAATACCAAACAATTCATCATCGTATGTTGTTTTAATATTGTTAAAAATTCTTCTCTCTATTTCCAATATAGCATCATCTCTAAAGTCATTGAATGCAACTATAATACTTCCGTCATGCCCTTGAATAACGTTCACTGGAGTAATTGCTGTTGTGTCTAAATAAATTTTAGGAGTGTATTTTGGATATAGTCCTAATTTAGTTGGTGTTGCTGGAATGTGTGATCCGTTAGTTGTTTCAAACTCGTTAACCACAACGATATCATCTAGTGCAACTGTTTTCGTAACTTGAACAAATCCGTTAACAAATACATAATCAACACCATGCACTAACTGTGTATCGTTGTGATACACGTACACTGCTTTAGTTGATAATGCTGTTAAATTAAAGTTATTAGACAGTGCAAAAAATTTATTATCTATATCTAAAACTGTGTGTCTAGTGGTTTTGAATGCACCAATACCCAGCATGTCTGTTTGGAAATACGGTAATGAATTATTATTGTCTTTGTTGAGTTTAATTAAAATTTTATCAACCACTTGACTAGGAGTTCCGTCAAATCCTAAATCGTCCATAGCACTGATAAATGATCTTTTGAATTTAAAGTAATCGTTTTGACTTCTAGTGACTGCTGAAATTAAGTTTACATCTTTGTTGTTTAACAAGTACGAAGCCAACACCATTGGTCCACTGTGTTGTAAAAATTTTCTACCGTATTGTGTTGCATTTGGGAAGTCTCTTAAATTGCTAAATCCTGGAGTTACACCTTGAATGTCTTTTAATTCATTAGTAATTGATTTAACATGATCAGTTACTTGCCCAACTGTGAATTTTGTTGTTTTTGCATTAAGTGGATTGGATTGTAAGTTTGTTGGAAATTCATAATGACCATTACTGTTTTTAGGTGTTGCACTGCTTGTTTTAATTACAACTATATCATTAACTGTTAAATTAGTAGTGAAATTAACATATGCTTCATTGTTGATTCTTAAAATTGACCAGTCGGTATTTTCAATTTTTTTAACATTGTTAACAAATACATTCACGTTTAGATCATTTAAATCGCCACTCTTTTTGTAAACGTCAATAGCAAAATCATTTTTCTGATTGTTAGATGCAACATACTGTCTATTAACTTTTTGAAAACTGTCAGTGGGTGCTTTAGTCCAACCATTTACTGTTGTAAAGTTGCCACTAGCATTGTATTTTTTCA